AGGAGTGAATGTAGGATATTCGTTATATGAGACGATGGTGCTCAACTGGAACGCTGAGTCACGTCCATCCCCATCACGAGTATTGGGAGATAATGAATTTACGAGATTTCTCGAAGGTGCAAGTTTGGATGAGAAGAAACAATTCCTTAAAGAAGGATGTGACCTCAAGATGACTGGAATATCATCTCAGATTCAGCAGGCGGAGCAGTCGAAATTGTTGATGGCACTCAAGGGATTTATGGACGATCCATTATTTCTACCTTACTTCAAACCAAAGGAATACATAGATGAGGTGGTTGGGACATTAGGAATGTATAAAGCTCCGTTCGTTAAGACTGAGGAGGAATTAATGCAATCTCAAGTAGGACAACAGATTGCGGATGTGTTAGGGAAATTGGCAATGTCTGGTGGGCCAGAGATACAGGCTAAGATTCAAGAATTCCTAACATCGATAGGGGCACAAGTAAATCAACCAATTAACGTTGGGGGAGGCAATAGAGGAGAAGGACAACCTGTTCCTGCCAAGGAAGAGTCTCCTGTTCCTGTTCCAAAGAGAGTTGTAAGATTCAATCGGGACGAAAATGGGAACTTGGCTGGTGCAGAGATTGAAGGATAAAAAATGAGTATAACACAGGCACTTTGCAATTCCTACAAGATGGAAATACTACAGGGGATTCATCTATCTTCTGATACATATAAAATGGCTCTCTATACCAGTTCGGCAATTTTAAACAAAAATACGACAACCTATTCCTCAACAGGAGAGGTTGTTGGATTAAATTATACCGCAGGGGGAAAATCGCTTACTGGATTCTCCGTTACTCTTGGTGGGGATACTGCAATACTTGACTGGACAACTGACCCAAAGTGGGTAAAATCATCTATCACAGCGAGAGGTGCACTTATCTATAACAGTTCCCTTGTTGGGAAGAATGCGGTATGTGTATTGGATTTTGGGGTGGATAAAGCATCAATTCATGATGATTTCACTACCGAATTTCCTGAACCAAATAGTACAAATGGACTTATAAGGATTTTATAATGCCTGATTTTCCTGTTGTCTTGACCAGTGCCATAGACGGAGTAACGGAGATAGTTGCCAAGCATATCAATAACCTTGAGGCCAAAGTGGGGATCGAGGGATCTACTGTGGCCACATCCCTTGATAAGAGAGTGAGTGTTGTTGAGGGATGGGGGAATCATGCTGGACTATATTCACTTCTTGCCCATAATCATAGCGGGGTGTATGAACCCGTACTTGGAAACCCCGCTGGAGATGGGTATCTCCTCAAATCAACAGCACTTGGAGCACGATCCTGGCTTGATCCTGCAACGTATTCTCTGTCCGGTCACACGCATGACTATTCTGCTGTCTACCTCGGTATTGCTGCAATGGCGACAGATTCGGATAAACTCGATGGGCAACATGGATCATATTATGCCGTGGCTGGGGCGGCTCCTGCCGCTCATCAGCTTGATGGCACATTGCATACGGTGAGTGGTCTCACGGCTGGTCATTTCCTCAAGGCTCTTACAGGAACTACTTTTGGTTTTGCGGCACATGGACTTTCTTACGGAGACGTAGGAGCAGCACCATTAAGCCATGCTCATGCTTGGGGTGACATTACGAGTGGGGTTCCGACAACCTGGACTCCTATCGTTCACGACCTTCTCTCCGCCTATCATGGGGATACTACCGCAGGTTCCGTAGTCCGTGGAGATTTAATCACGGGGCAAGGTGTAAGTCCGAATACGAAATGGGTTCGCCAGGCGAAAGGAACCTCTGGATATTTTTTCAAAGCAGGAGATGATGATGTTGGGTGGGCCGCTCATGGGTTGACCTATTCGGATGTAGGAGCAGATGTCGCTGGAGCAGCGGCGGCAGTAACCCCAACCACCCTCGGACTGGTGATAGGTACAAATACGCAAGCCTATCATGCCAATCTTACTTCCTTTGCTGGTCTTACTTTCGTCTCAGCCTCCTTTGTCAAAATGACAGGAGCGAACGCATTCACATTGGATACTTTAACCTATGAGAATACGGCAAATAAAGGAATATTGAATGGTTACTGTGATCTTGACGCATCTGTTCTTGTTCCCCTCGCTCGGATTCCAGCGACCTTGACAGGAAAAGATGCCGATACTTTAGATACTTATCATGCGGCTAATCTTCAAACATTTGCTTTAGTTAATGCTATGCTTTTTGGGGGATAGATGTTTGCCTTAAATTCAGGAGATAAGATTAGAGGAGATGCTTCAGTAGCGAGTAAGGTTGATTACTTAATACATGGTGCTGTTGGCATTGTCCATACACAACTTGCGAATGGACAGTTATCGGACTCTATAGGAGACCTTTATACAGCAGCCGCAGCGGTGGGTGTTGGATCTTTAACTCTTGTCAATACCCATACGGTTGCAATCACGGTCAACATATACCTTACTCCGAGCGGCGGGACAGCGAGGAGGATGATTCCCAAAGACCTCTCTCTGCAACCTGGATATGCCCTGATTTTTGATGGGCAAAAGATGACCATTCATGATACTAATGGTGGCCTTGTTTTGGGATCAAGTGTTTCTGATTTGGTTTACTCTGCTGGGTGGGATGGGGTGACGACGGTTGCACCATCGAAGAATGTTGTTTATGACGCCCTTTTGCAGACACTCTTAACTGCTCAGGGGGATACGGTTTATGCTTCCGCTGCCAACGTTCTTGCTCGCCTTGCCAAAGGTACCGCCGACACCAAACTATTCATGAAGGCTGATGGGACAATACCGGAGTGGGCGGCAGGGATTTTTTGCAAGAATGAAACCAGAGATATGACCGCAGTCGGCGCACCGACAGATGTTTCCTATACTGGATACGGATTTAAGCCGTCATTATTGATATTCTTTGTGGGACTGGACAATACATATGCGATGTCCGTCGGCATAGGAACTCCAGCGTTAACGGAATTCTGCGTTGTTACAAATAGACAAAATGCTGGTGCCGGCATTATCGAACCCATAAATGGATATTGTATTATGATCTATCAAGGGGCAGCCGTATCATACCAAGCTGCTTCGTTGAAAACATTGGATGCAGATGGATTTACTCTAACCTGGAGCAAATTAGGAACGCCTGCCGCAGGAACCGCACAGATATACGTTGTGGCTATTAGATAAGGAGAAAACAATGAATAGGTTATGCTTAACGAAATCGGGGAAATGGATTGAAACGCAGACTGGTGGAGATGACCGTCCAGACCTTATGGAAATGCGTCTCAACACCCTCAAGCAGAATGCCCTCAATGCTGGATACAAAGAGGAAGAAATTGAAGTTAAATGGGTCACGGAGGAAGAATGGGGGGAATTATCAAAAGAACTTTCTAAACCAACTCCCGAACAAATAGAAGAGACTAAAATTCAGGCAGAAATGCAACGCCTGTTGAGGGAGCAAGCGATTATTGGTTTGAAGATAAGAGGAGAATTATAAGTGTCCATAATCAAGTATGGAGAAGGCAGATTATACGGGGAAGGATACAAGTATGGAGAAGATGTCACTTCCGTCACTGTTGTAGTTATTGGGAATATTGCTGTTTCCTCGATAGGGAATACAACAATAAGGGTAAGTTCAGTTGGGTATGTTACAGGCGAGAGAAGAAAGAGGCTCCAAAGGAGAGAATGGCAGGAACCTGTTGCAGTCAAGATTGACTATGGTGTTCAGGTAACAACGAGGACAGGAGATGTACAGGTTAGGGTTTCTTCTGTTCTGGTTGTTGAGTCATTACCTTTACTTAATACATACATTGGAGAGGTTATTGTCCCCCAACCTTGTATTGTTCACATTTCGGAAAATAAATATAAAGCGTTAATGGGAAATGTAAATATCCACATTGATAGTAAGGTAAGACAACGAGTGGAAGAACAACTCATCCTTGACTGGTTGATGAAGGAAGATTTCGGAAAAAGAGAAGAGGAATCACTGTTAGGTTTATTACTTGCTGCATAGGGAGGAAAGAAAATGATACTGGAATATTTATCTGATGTGTTCAATACATGGACGGGAACTGATCACGCAGAAGTAAAAAAAACGGTATTGAGTTCAACTGCACAGGCTGTGAGTTCGGGCGAAATTATAGGAATTGAGTACATCATAGGAAATGCCACGGCAGCTATTACGATGACTTTCAACCTTTATGATACTCATAGTGTCCTTATTCACACAAAGGCGACAATAGCAAAAAACACAACGACGGTGGAGAGAGTTAAATATATTGTCACTACAACAGCGACTATCCCAATATTCGGGGAAGGATTTGTGATTGGCTTTGATCCATCGGACGATTCGGGAACCGTAAAAATCACTGGACAAGTCCGAATATATTATGAAGTATAAGTATAGGTATTGTTAAGTATGGTACAGAAACGTTCAGAGAAACCAAAGAAGGTGAAGATAAGTAAGAAGCAACAAGAGACATATGCACGATTAGGCATGTTGAAGAGTGGAGGAAAGAAGAAATGAGTGGAAAATGTGGGAAGAGTAAGAAACCCCATACCCCTTATACAAGTGGGGCACAGACGGTAGCTGGCAATATCGCATTAGCAGTAAGGGAAGGTAAGTTGCCTGTATCCAAGTTGCAAGGTGCATCAAAGGAAATGGCGAAAGGAATGACGTTGAAGGAACTCAAAAGTCATTCGGCAGAGGCTAAAGGGAAAGAGTTACCACAATATGTGAAGAAGTCGGCGAGGGGAAGTGGAGAATTTACTCCTGCCGAAATTTCGCAAGGCTACAGAAAGGTTGGGTGATATGGCTGGTACTGATGTTGATCCCGCAAGTGGGATGCCAAGAAGTGAAGTGGAGAAGCCAAGTAGTCAAGCAACACTTGACCGTTTAGGTGCGCAGAAGGCTAAGGCCGATCAATTGATTAGTGATGTAAATAGTGAAAGGGGGCAAGAGATACTTAATAAGATCCACCTTCACCTAATGACGAGAATAAATAAGTTGATTGAAGAAGACGGGGAATGTAGATCCCTCAAACGACTACTGGTGGACTTGGGTGTGACTATTGATATGGGAAAGTTGGCAGCAGATAAACTTAGGAACATGGTGATAAAGAAGTGAACTCATCCACCGAAATAATAACAGCACCGCAATGTAAGAGTGATAACAATAAACATACGTTAGATGATTATCCATCTCCGTATATTGCGATATGTACAGTTTGTGGTGAGAAGTTTGTCTTGGTTGCAGGGTCAGTTCTTGAGAAATTAGGGATTGAAGTTATTCCAAGACAAGTGTTGAAGTCATAATAAAGTAGGCCCACTATGGATACCCTACTGTGGCTAAAGTGGCCCCCAAAAGGATACGCCGAGACAAGTAACAATTTATGAGTTGTAAAAGGAGACATTAAAATGGGGACTGTAAATTACATTAAAGGTTTGTACGGCCCAGTAAGGGTCAGGTATCCCCTTGGGTTTAGTCCAACGTTACCTGAAGGATATGGGACATCAGGGGGACATGCACCTGCGTCTACATGCGTGATTATGGGGTCAGGGATAAGTGATACTTATCCTGAAACAAGTAGCCTCGCAAGTGGGAAGTTTTTGGAATATCACCTCAAGACTACCAACGTTGGTTCAGGTGAAGTCTACGGTGATTACATGTCGCTGCAATCGGCAGGGACTGGGACAGGGTATGTCTATACTAAAGGTGCATTGGCAAAGTCGGTTGCTGGTGGGTACGTGGCTGAGTTAGGGGCTTGTTATTACAAGACTCAGTTAACTGCGGGTACTGTCACAGGTCAGGCATACGTGGGATTCTTCGAGTATGTTGTGGATACTGGTGTGGCTAATATGCCTTCTGGTGGCATACTCCAACTTGACGACATCGTGAATGGGTCATTGAATGCTGTCCATGGGTATATTGCCATCAGAACCTATGGTGGGACACCATTCTCTAATCTGTTCAATATTATGGATCACACATCGGGGACAGGGAAACTGTTCTACGAAAGTACATTAAAAATGCGAATCGGTAGCACATCCTACTACATTCCTCTGTCCACAACTGAACGTGGTCTCTCTCTGATTGGTGGAATAATCGTAGGAGTAAGTGGGGCTGGACATGATGTAACATTCTACGGAGATACCGCAGGGTGTAATTTCTTGTGGGATCAAGATGGGGATACAAACGGTTTGTTATCCATTGGAAGTTCGGGCGGAAGCAAAGGTTGTGATTTTCTTGCCTATGGTGCTACCAACGGGAATTATTTACATTGGGATCAGAGTGGAGATGATCTACTTCTGGTTGGTACTGCTACACAGTTAGCGATAGCAGGCACAACTGCTTCGACAACCACGACTTCTGGTTCACTTAGGACTGCTGGAGGTTTAGGTGTAGTTGGGGCGGCTTTCTTCGGAGGATTAGTTACATCCAACAGCACAACGGGCTTTAGGTCATTACCAGTGTTCGTTCCTGATTCGACCAGAACGAATTATGCTATTGCAATTGGATCACGGATAACAGAACTTGATGTCACAATGGCTGCTTCTACCAGTCAGCATCTCGATCCTGTTCAGATGAACCTCAACATTATAGGTTCTGCGCCTACGAGTACGAGTACCGTTAATGGCTACTTCATGCAAATCACTCACGATACGACAGCCATGACAGGGTATCTCCGCTTGAAGGGTTGCGATTGGACAATGACAATCAACAAGAACCTTCAGGATGCCTATATTTTCCAAGGTGAGATTGATTTTACTGGAAATACAACCGTTGGCGGGGAGGCTGCTGGTTTCGGTATAACCATGTCTACCGCAGCCACATCAGTAGTGACTGGGAATGTCTGGGGTGGGGTTATTATGTCCAGTTTTACCTCAGCAGTCAGCGTAAGTGCATCACTGTTCCTTAGTCATCGAGCAGGAACATTGACCCACGCTCTCTACGTAGAGCCTTTGGGTGGGACAACCATTACTGATTTATTCTATGTCAACCCTGTCGGCACTATAACCAACTTCCTTAACATTAGTGCGACTGGTGGTTGTTTTGATACAACTGCCTCAGTAGGGGCAGGAGTGGCTGGACGCTTATTGGTGAATTGGGCAGGAGTACAAAAGTGTATCGCTATACATGATCTGTCCTAAATTGTTAGGCTTCGTGGAGTGAGCCTTAATCACTCCACAATCACAATTTGAAAGGAGACTAAATTTTATGATTCTCTCTACAAAAGAACGTCTGGTACTTAGTATGATTATGGAACCCCAAGCTGGGAGGTTCGACGCTCTCAAACTCATTCGCAAGTTCAGAGAGGACTTGTCATTCTCCCCCGATGAGATTAAAGAGATCAATCTCAGAGCGGAGGATAACGGTAGTTACAGGTGGGATAAAGAAGTCGCCAAGGATGTAGATATTGGTGAAGTAACAATGAACATCATCAAGAAGCAGTTTCAGAAACTTGATAGGGAAGAACGCCTGATGGAAGACCACATGGATTTGTACCTAAAATTTGTGGAGCCATCAGGAACAGCATAAGTAAACAATTTTGTATATTATTGTTTACTTAACATCATAGGGGATAAATCTCGGAGAGCTACCGAGATCCCGTATAAGTAGGAAGGCCACCCGTGGACACGGCCATAGGTGGCCTTTTTTATTAACACTAAACGGAACACACCCAAATATGGGTGTAGGTGATAAACACACCTGATTAAGGGTGTGGAATTTAACCCAATTGACCCGATAGGGATACTCAGTTGGCAATGTCCCCCCAAGGATATGGGACACGGATAGGAGGAAAATCACATGACTGGAAAAGTATTGACGAAAGAAGATATTGAAAGTGGAGTAAGTCCTCACGATAAGGATACTTCTCCTGAACTCATTCCATCTGAACAGAAACTCGATCAAGATGGGAATGTGATTGAGGAAGAACCCGAAAAGGAAGAAACTCTACCAAAGAAAGAAGGCGACGAAGAACCTCTACCTAAACCTTCAGATGAGTTCAAACCTAAGCATAAGACTTGGGAAGAGACAGAGAAGGCGAGGGTTGAATCTGAGAGGAAGATGCACGAGGCTACGACTAAGGCATCCACCCTTGAAAGGGAACTTACTACTTATAAGAAACCCCCTGAGCCAAAGGTTCCATCTATTGACGACAAGATTGCTGAGATTGCTGATGATGCTATCAAACAGATTGGGGCACTCCCCATTGAATACGACAGTGAAGGGAAACCAACTTCTGTTTCAATGACGAAGCGTGATAGGGATGCTGCAATCGTATGGGCTAAGGCACAACGTACTATTTCACGTTTGGAGATTGATGCGAGTAGAAAAGAAGTAGAGGGGGAACGTAGCATTGTGAGTAAGACATACAAACGTGCACAGGATGAGGGACTCAAGACTGATGCCGAATTACGCATTCTTGGATATGAGTTTTCACGTACCGATCCCAACTTGTCTGTGGATGACCGCATTAATGAGGCTATCACTAATACAAAGGGAATGTTGGGTCAAGTGCGAGAAGGTTTCGTACAGTCTCAGGAAAAGGACAAGAAGGATAAAGATGCTCTGAGGGTATTAGGTAGGGGTTCCAGTCGCACAGGTGAAAAGGAAGAAAAGGGTAGTGGCAAACCCACTACCATGTCGGATCAATTAGTGAAAGTCAAAGAGAGTCGAAGGGTCAAAAAGGATGACCTATTTTAAAGGAGGATAAATATGGGAACATTTACATGGACTGGATCACTCGCAACTGGCTACAGCGTTTGCGAGGAGATGTCAAAGGAGCTCAGGTACGCTGCGGTGGAGCAGTTTGAGATTGCTCAGTTTTGCCGTAAGGAGCCTGGGTTTGGAAGGAAGAAAGGGGATACTATCAACATTACCAAAATCAAGAATATTGCTATTCCAACATCTGCCCTTCTTGATGAGCACACTGATATCCCTGTTGATACCTTGACGATTGGGACGACTCAGATCGTGGCACAGGAACTTGGTAGGGCTGTTGAGTACACAAGCCTTGCTCAAGATTTTGCACGATTTGATGTTGAAGTCCCCGTTCAGAGGAGACTCAGGGATCAGTTGGCGGCAGTCAATGATGGGTTGGCTGGCACGGCGTTTAAGACAACCTATGTTCGTGCGGTTCCTACGTCTACAACGGCAGTCACATTTGACATACCAGCTTTTGCAAATGTGGCTACAAATAATGTCAATGTAGTTCACTGTGGGGCAATTAGAGATCAGATGAAGGCGGTATACAAAATCCCCTATTATGAAAGCGGGAACTACATTGGTCTTGGTTCAACCAAGTTACTCCGTGGTATCAAGAGTGATCCTGATTTTCAGGCATGGAGATACTGGCTGAGACCAGGGGATGTGTTGTTCAAGAGTGAAGTAGGGATTGTGGAGCAGATCAGATGGATCGAAGTTACCAATACCGATGTCCTCTCAGGATCAAAGGGTGCTGGATCGGTACTGGGTGAAGGACTTGTGTTTGGTGAGGATGGAGTGGCAATTGCGGAAGTTGAGACTCCTGAGTTACGAGCGGCTATCCCTGGTGGATATGGAAGATGGAAGGGAATGGCATGGTACGGCGTTCTCGGATACGGACTGATCTGGAATGCGACAAGTTCCGCTGGAGAAGTCAGAGTTGTCTACATTACAGGAGAGGCTTCATAACAAACAACTAATACCTGATAAGTAACAGGTATTAACTAATCAGTAAGGAGGATAAGTTTATGATCGGAGGAAAACCTACATTTTATTACATTGGCGGAGGAGCTATTGGTGCGGCAGAGGATTTGAGAAGCAATAGTTCTGCAATTCACACATTTACTATTACAGAGAAATGTAAACCTATTCGGGCTGGTGTGACTATTACAACCAGCAATGGAAGTAAATACACTGACGTCAAGTTCACTGGTCAGGCTGGAACTGCTGGGAACTGTGGATATGTTAGGATTCCAATTACGGCAGTTGCAGGCGAGTGTTACTACGAGGATACTGATTATGTGGATGCTGGTACAGGTGGATGGTTGGCATCTCTGGAAGAAGGAGACCAGGTTATCGTATCCGTGGTTATCGAGGGTGCTACCCCAACAGCATATGGAATTCCGTGGCTGAAGGTAGAACTTTCACCTGAGATGCCAGGGAATAACACAGGTATGGTGGAAGCTGGACAGAACTAAAATTAACAATTTAACTGTGGGGGAGGAAAGTGTCATTGACATTCATCCCTCCCCCAAATTTAACCCATAGTGACTCGTGGATGATTATTCACTAATGATTAGTGTTTAATCCACTACGATCACTCACTATGAAAGGAGATATTATGCCACAGGCACAAGAGAAAGGTAGGTTCCTTGGATACGGTATCATATACCCCGAAGGAACCAGTAAGGGATTGAAAGTAGTTAGGATGTGGACGGATGGTGGGAAGAAGGTACGAAATGCTGACGGTAGTGTAGAGTTTCTGCCTCCTATGCCCGCAATTTATGAGTTGGTAGGGGGAGCATTCTGTTACGCATCAGGTGACACAATAAAGAAACGTGAACATTTGGAACCATTGCCTGAAGGAATGAAGGAAAGAGCATTGGTGTGGTTTGACAAGAGATCATTGGCGATCCCCAAGGATGCCATTGTTGATGCTCCTGAACCTACCAAGAAGGGTGAACCTGAACCGAATTGGATATTCTCGGATGAGAGAAAGGATTTACTTGATCTCGATGGGAATAAGATTGAAGCGGCAAAGGAAAGTCCAGAAGTGGGTTCGATTGAGAAAAGTCTGAGTGCGATTATGGGAACACTCGAAGGTCTCGCTACGATTGTGAAGTCTCAGGGGGAGGATATTGTCAAACTCAAGACTGTACCTTCACCTCCTCCCATCAAAACGGGCCACAAGAAGCAGTCTGAAGCAATGAAGGCGAGATGGGCTCTTCCTGAATATCGAGCAAAGATGCAAAGGGGCAAGAAGAATGACTGACCCGAAACCAGTGAAGCGGTGTAAGAAATGTAAGGTAATATACGTGGATGACAATATTTATCAAGGAAAGTGCCCTGTCTGTAAGGCAAAACGATAGAGGTGAGTCGAATGAAGATGATTGACTTGAAACTCCCAAAGAAATCCACGGAAGAGGTAACTAAGCAACCCTCAATGGAGAGAGAGCAATGGCCTTATGGTATGCAACTCCGATTTGAGTCGGAGCAATGCGAGAAGATGCCTAACCTCAAGGAAATGAAGATTGGTGCAAAGATGGATGTGACGGGGGTAGGTGAAATCACCAGTATTCATATGCGAGAAGAGAAAGAAGGCAAGGAAAACTGGACTGTTGAAGTTCAGATGCAACAGATTGGGGTGGAAGGTAAGAATAAGTCACAGGAATCCATGATTGATGCCATGAAAAATCATCGCAAGAGTATGACGATGAAGGTGGGGAGTTGATATGGATGTAGGAACTCTCATAGGTAGATTGCGTAGCGAGATACTTGATGATACTGAAATCCCTTATGGGTGGAGTGATTCTGATCTCATTAGTGGTCTCAATCAATCATTACGCAAGATGTATAAAGCGTGCATGGTGAAGACTGACCAAGAGACAACTGCAATCACACAGATTAAATTATTGAGTAATCTCGGAATTTATGATCTCGATTCACGAGTACTCAAGATTAAAAATGCTCGTTTCTCTGTCCATGTCACCTATGCCCCACTTGAGATTGAGACTGAAACTTACCTTGATCAAACGATAACAAATTGGAGAAACACGACAGGAGTGCCACGTAAATGTTGCCCTAATGCCGCATCAGGGAGATTAACTGTCTACCCTAAATTTGACGCTACTGGAGAGGTAACGGGGACATTCACCTTTGCTCAAGCAACCAAGACGATATCCAAGATTGGCGGAGATTTCTCTGCTTATGCTGTTGGGGACGTGATAAATATAGATGGGACTGCCTATAACGATAGTTATGTTACGGTGGCTACGGCAGGTACAACCTCATTTATTGTGACTGAAGCCCTTGTGAACGAGACAATTAGCGCTACTCTCCGCAGGGTTGAGGACACCCTCATAATGACAGTTGTGAGGTTGCCAGTCACTACCTTCACTGTCAATGATATTGCTAACGCTACCGACATCTCTGACCTACGCTCCGATTACCATGAGGATTTGATGTATGGGATTGCGGAATTGGCATATCTCAAAGCGGATAGTCAGACCTTTGACCTCACACAATCCAAAATATGTGGGAGTGAGTTTGCACGGAGATTGAAGCAAGCAAGGGTTGACATGATTTTATTAAGTAAACCTGATAAGTCAATGAAGATAAGGTCAGGGACAGGAATTGGATATTAACTATGCCCGAACACGCATTAACTCTACAAGGGTGGGCAGGGATACATAATGCAGGGGATCAGTATGATATTCCCATTACGGATCGCCTGGCGTACCTCAAGACTGCCATCAATGTGGATATTGATGATAAAAGAATGCTCCATCGTAGGCAAGGAAGAAGTCGGGTCTATACAGGCACTCCTCGACAGATATGGCCTCAAACAGATGTGGGGATCACATATTCCATCATCCTTGAGGGGTCAAGCATGAAGCAACTCAATCCAGATTTCGGAACCCCTATCACGCTTCTAACTGGACTTGATACAGTGTCCCTCATGGATTTCGTATATGTCGGTGGAAGAGTGTACTACACCAATGGAACAGTAATTGGATACATCAAAAATGAGGTAGCAACACCATTTCCGGCTCCGAGTTCGGATAAGCAATTCAAACGCACACTAAAGGCTGGAACATATATTGAGTATTACAGGAATCGTTTATATACAGCAAAGAGTAATGTGATGTCATTTAGTGATGCGGTAAGGTTCTACCGCATGGATTCACGCTACAACCATAAGCAGTTTGATGGTGAGATTACCATGATGAGAATGGTGAATGATGGAATGTATGTGAGTGCAGGAAAATACACCTATTTCCTGCATGGTGCATCTCCAGAGAAGATGACACCTGTTAAGGTTACTGAATCCCCCGCATTTCATGGTAGTGGGGTGAGAGTAGAGGCACAGAAGTTACTTCCCAATGCAAAAGGATTTGCAGTTTATTGGGAATCGAAGGAAGGAATATTCGTAGGACTATCAGGGGGTGACGTGACGAACGTGACGTGGCACAAGTGGAGTCCGCCCATTATCCCCAATAGGACATCTGCCACAGTAAAGAATGATAGAGGGTATTGGCACTACGTGTGTGCATATGAGTATCCTGCATTGCCAGGATTTGAGATTTCAGGAAGATTCCCTGCTTGGTCAGGAGTCGTCACGGTATTATAATATTAAATAGGAGGTAACTACAATGTCGTGGAAATGGAGTACAGGATTAAGGGATTATGTAATGGGAAAGGGGTCGTTCAGAGATGCTTTTACAGATTGTAAATTGATGTTATACACCAGCCCTATCCCTACGGAGGCAGATGATGTGCCAACTGGAACGTATCTCGGTACATTTACTAAGTCCAGTGATACTACGGCAGCAGAACTCTTACGTGGATGGGGGGAGATAGAAAGCGAAACGATAACAGATGCAACAGCAGGAAGAACCTATGGGTTTACTTGTACGGGTTCCCTCGATGGGGCAGTCACTACCGCCACATACATCGTAGGTGCTGCCTTAGCTGTTAAAGATGTGGCTGTTAGATGCGTTCGTCTGTTTACCGATATTGGGTATAATGCTTGTGCCACAGGTTCGGATGGAATTATTTACATCATGGCCCCCAACAATCAATCAATGACAATTGCATTGGCCGCAGGTATGACAGGAGCTATTACTCCATCGGCTGGTATATATCCTACGGATGCAAATTCACTTCTCCGATTTGGTGCTCCTTCTCTGGCAAGCATCGCAAAGGATACAGGACAAACGTGGTCTGGGGTAATGTTTGCATCAGGAACAGCAGCCTATGGGCGTATCGTAGACATCAACGACACTGGTGCGGATATCACTACTGAAAGACGACTACAGGGAACAGTAGGGGTAGGTACAGGAGATATTCAGATTACTAACGCCAATCTCACGGCACTTGCCACTGAAACTGTCACCACCTGTGCTTTTACATTCCCTGCTGAATAAGGGTAATGTCTCGTGATTACTAAAGAGGCCAAAGAACTAAGGAATCTACTTAACAGAAAGTTTCGTGAGGTGGCTGTTGAACAAGATAAGTCTGTTGTCTCCATTCCACCTCCAGGGTATTGTCCTGTGAGTAATTTATATGTCGATCCAGAGACAGGGAAACTCGTAGTCATTTATGATGATGTTCCACGATAGGAGAAAGTAAGATGGCAATACAAACAATGGTATTAGATCCAAATGCACAAAGTTATACCGATGACCAAATTGTCGGAAAGGTCAATTCTGCATCGGCACAAATCACAAGGGCAAGTAGCGTGGCTGCGGCTGCAAGACCAATAGGTACAGGTGAGGTAGATGCAACGGCGTTGGCTACCGGAGCAGTCACAAGCATTAAAGTTGCTTCTGGTGTTGCCAAGGCAAATCTTGATGCTATGGCTGCCACGGATAGAGGCTATATCAAGACCGATCCAGCAGCAACACAATTTAAAATCGTTGCAATTCAACGTGCGGCTGACGGAAAGCTCGAAGCCGATTATGATGATGTGGCGGTGTAAAAATGGCTGTGCAAGCAGAACAGGTTGGTCACTCTGAACTCGTAGGTGGAGATTCGACCACGAAGCACTCTCATCCTGGTGGTGGAGGTGGATTGGGGTATGCTATCCAATTTGAGTGTCCTAACCAAGCCACAACCACCGATGGTCAGACTGTTTATTGGGGGAGTAAGAACCTTGCCCAATCTACCACTGCTGATATTCAGCGAATCTATATTCCGAAGGCTGGAACCATTAAAGTCTGCTACATCCACGTCCACGCAGGTACAGCAGGAACGGCTGAAAACTGGAGCATGTATATAAGATTGAATAACACCACCGATACTCTCGTTCAAACTCTCGCATTAAGTAACGCACAAAGAGTTTGGTCTAATGCAAGTTTGAGTATTGCTGTTGCAGTAGGAAACTATATTGAAATCAAAGAAGTAGAACCAACATGGTCAACTAATCCCGCAAACATTAGACGAAGTGGGATTATTTACATTGAGTAAGGGAGGATAATATGGCAATCTACAGTCTATCACAAAGAACAATTGTCACAGCGGCAGGTGGGGCTACATGGGAGATTATTCCTGGAGTAAGACGGCCACGTATTCTTGAGATTGGACTGTCTCAGGTTACGGCAGTAGCCGGAATATTCGGTATTGGTAGACCAGCAGCTATCGGTGTTGATCCCACTACGCCCGTACTGTTCCAAGCAGAATTGCAAGGAGATCAGGCGGCTACAAGTTCTGCCGTTGTTGCATGGACTACCACTGCTCCTACGGCTCCTACAGTATTTCTTCGTCGTGTAGCCTGTCCTGCAACTGTTGGGGCGGGTTTCATATTTACATTCCCAAGGGGACTATACTGTACGCCATCTACTACGAGCATTGTCATCTGGGTTATTGCTACGGCTCCAGTATGCGATGTTTGGGCTGTTCTTGACGAATAATATTCTCACCACAAAAAGGGGGATGGGTGCTGCATGAGTATCCTTCTGAACTCAACCCACGAGGCTCAACCGTGGTGGGATTATGATAGGACAGTATGGGATGATATTACTCCTCAACGACCCTTGCACCAAGATGAATATTTTGGTGGTAAGGGATGGGTGTACAGTTCTGCCGACGCCACCTGGCCCTCCAGTAAACTCATTAGGGGATTTGTAGGTTCATTCGGGGATTCAGAGACTCTCACTATTGAAGGTGAGTTCCCCATGTGGACTGCTGACGTAGAAATTGTCAGCAGGGCGTTAGATTTATCTGGTAAATTTCCGACATGGACATCTGACGTACATATTCTTGTCGGAGAAGTAGTAACTATCGCAGGGGAAGTCCCGAAGTGGACAGGGACTATTGTAATCCCCAGCGAACACGTTATTATTGCAGGAACATTCCCCAAATGGAGTTCAAATGTACGTGTCCTATCTGGAGAAATAGCAACAATCAGTGGTAGTGTCCCACGATGGACATCATCCATCACCATAACTCCAAATGTAGGGGCATTTGTAATAGCTGGCACATTCCCTTCGTGGAGTGGGATAATAAATATACGTGGGACAGTAAGCGTTTATGGTGCTACAGTAATGAATGCTTACAACTATGCTGTAACAGAATATGCGTCGTATCCGATTAAGTCCATAGGGTATATGAATGGTCACTATTATGGAGTGTTATCGGATGGTGTCTATCTACTTGAAGGTGATGACGATAGTGGAACGGATATTGATTCTGAAATCGAGACTGGCCCAGTAAATTTTGCGGAGAAGGTTACGACATACCCACGTGAAGCGTGGATAGTTTATAGATCAGATGGTAAAGTAGTATTCCGTATACGGGAAGATGAGCAGACTGTATATGAGAAGGAAATTGCGTTCACCAATGAGAGACTCCGAGAGGATAGGGCAAAGTTTGGACGTGGATTGCGAGATCAATTCTACGCATTTGGGTTTATAAATAAGGATGGAGCCGATTTTGACCTGGACTCCATTGCTATTGACGTGGACAGGGTAAGGGGCAGAGTCAGGTGAGTAAGAAAGAAGACGAGTGGCTATACCAGTACCCCTCCACGACAGTACAGTGGAAGATAGTACCTACAGGTGCTAATGCCACTCCGTATATTGGGGAGGCCAACAAACTCTTGTACCAAACCAAGAATATGATGACATTCAATAAACTTGACCAATTGCGTTCAGTGAGATATTTATTTAGTGATATGGGTATAGTCGCCAAAATTATTGCTGCAAGTTCCTTCGGACAAGATTTTATTGAAATTCATGTGCCTTCTGGGGTTGTAATGCTAATGCCATCATGCAACATCATCCTCTATAATGTACCTGAATCAATTCCTCCAATGAATTGGTATGCTCCAGGGACAGAAACCTTTACCAAAGTTGATGATGTATGGGTGATAAATAAGCCTGATGGGACACTTGAGGTTGAGGGTATTGATTTTATTAAGACATATTATTCATACGGAATTGATGATTGTCCAGATTGCAGTCCCTTAACCTTTACGGTTGCCGAAGGGGAGAATGCGTATATACTGACTGGAAGTTCTCCAAATCGACCTTTCTGGTATGAGGCGGAAACATATGAGGCAGATGGAATAACTGTTAAGGAGTTGATTTATACCTATGGTGGAATAATGGTTCCTCACTATATGGGGGAGGACTGGAATACTCCTCCTGTTCCACCTAATCCACTAAAACATACAATCTATAGTCTCTGGGGGGGATGTCAGGCAGAGATTATTAAATTTGATGGTGATAGTGGTGGAGCATATTTTTTGTGGAAAGCATACACGGAATGGAGTAATATAGGCCCCTATGCTGTGGAATTCTCCAAATCAGGTTTAGGCTATATGCTCATGCAAGGATTCATCACAAATCAAGGATTGACCTTGTGTGAAAACGATCCCACGATTATTAAGGTGGATTGCTGTCTAAAACCTGCAAGTGGGAGATTGGTGAGTTTGTGGTGGGAGTCCCTGACTGCGCTTCAAGCAGGTGGGCCAACATGCAGCGGGCAATCCTTTATATTTTACAAGACGATAAAGATTTGTGAGGTTCCAAGTGAAGTGGCAGGCATATACGTACTACTTTGTGTGCCAACAACCCCAAAAATATTATATGCCATTCCTGAAATTCAAGGCGGGTGTCTTCCATTTGAATGGACAGTATCGAATGGGTTATTTAGAATAACTCCATCCCTTCCATCTGGGGAAACTGCGGCATTGGAGAAAGTAAATTGTTCTGAAGAGTTGACTTGTGATCAGGGATTTGAAGTAACGGTAGTGGACAGATGTGGAACGACGAATACAGTAAGGTTTATTTCGTGTTGCGAGGATGTAGGGGAAAATCCGTCTTTATTTATCTCATATACTACATTGGCAATGGGGTGTGGTCAAACGCAAACATTGTCGGTAGGAGGTCAGGGGTGTGGTCCATATGCGTGGTCAAATACAGGAAGCGGGTCTCTGGATACAAATGTCGGAAATTCGGTTGTTTATACGGCCCCATTGGACAATCCTAACTGTGGGAATAATGACACCGTTACCTTGACGGATTGTTGTGGAAATACGACCACGATTACCCTTTATGTTAGTTGTTATACTGTTGAGGGTCTTGCTTGGAGGGTTTGTGCAAGCAAGATTTGTGAACACGCTTGTTTACACCCTACCCCAGGTGTGCCTGGTGATTTTTGTCACTTCCATGCAGTAGAAGGGATATGGGACTATAATTGCACTGGTGTTGCTTATAGTAGTACCTTTCAGAACTACCCTGGTCATGCCGTGGCAACCTATGACTGCTACGACTCTGCTGATTTCAAGTGGGGTTGTGATGACACAGCAGCATATGGTTGTGGTAATGATTGGTGGAAAGCATGTAATTCGGCCTGTGAATTAACCTGCAATTACAGTCCGCTTTGCCCAGGTGCCAGTGTGTGTGGCAATAATGATCAGAGAACAGCCGATATGAAAACGGCAGGTTGTTGTCCAGTTGATCCAAATACCGGATTACCGTTTACACCTGGTTAAAACATTTAGGAGGAGTCATGGTTTTTGATCCATGTCCACATCAGATAACTCAAATTATATTGAAGGCAGGAGCCGTTATTAGACAACTCAGGGGATTGCCTGAAGAGAATAACATTACTATCCTTTATAATGAGACTGCTCCCCTTCTGGGCATTGCTCCTAAATTAATGTCATCGAAAGATGCCGATCATTATCCTGCCCCACACGAGAGAAAAGATGAGCAGGGGAATTTCACTATTCCAAGAAAGGATTGTCCTCAATGTGGACGAAAGGATGGATTATCACTCAAATCTATATGTCCATCCTGTACTGACTCAGAGGGGGGCAAGTATCATACGATGTATTCATGTGAAGAAATAGGCCCAGAGAGAAAACCACTCGGATGTGGGTTTAAAACAGATAAGTCCGAGAAGTTTATGGCACAACAAATGTCCGAGATGAATCCTGATTGGGCAGGTGGAATGAAGAGAGATATAGGAATAGATACTATCACTGATGACAGATTAAAGTGGGAGGAGTAAAATGGCAGAAACAGTATTAACTGCATTACAGTTGGTAAATGAGAAGTTTAGCCAGTTGGATGCCAAAGCCGAGACTACCTATGATACGACCTTAGCCGCAATCAATGAACTAAAAAACCTTGCATCTGAACTTGAGATTATCAATGAGCAACTATCTCTCGATGAGACAGACATCACAATTAACGCAATCACCAACACTCCTCCGACTGTGGATACGACTCAACTTGAGATCACTATGCCATCCGACCCTGCAGAACCCGTTCTTGTGGATGATGAGACAGTATTGTCTGATCTTCCAGCCTATCCCGTGTCAAATACGAGTGACGTGAATCCAGGTGGCAATACTTATGTGTCCTCACTCCTTACATCATTAAAGACTAAACTCTATGATGACTTGGTACAGGGAAGTAATGGCATTACGCAATCAGTAGAGGACGCTATCTTCATTAGGGATGAAGAAAGAGCACTACAGGTTCTTGAAGATGGATTGGATAGGAAGGCATCACTGTGGGCAGAGGTGGGATGGGACTTACCAGATGGGATGTTGTGCGCAATGATACAGGAAGAACAGTTAGCCTATACTAATTCACGTCTCACTACCAGTCGTGATATATTAATTAAGTCCTTTGAACTGGCACTCAACAATGCTCATTTTGTCATTCAACAAGGGATAGCATACGAGGCTATGATTATTCGGTGGACTAATTGGGTAGCCCAGAGAGTGTATGAGGCATCAGTGGCAGTCATCAATAAAGAGTTATCCAAGTTCAAAGAGGATGTCAATGTCGTAAATTCGGAGAGGACAAGCATATTTGAATTTGCCAAGAATAGGATGCAGTATAATATAGGTAAAATTCAACTCTACACTTCTCAAATTGGTGCTTTCACAGCTAAACTTCAATCAGAGGATGTGAGGATTGGGGCGTACGCTAAAGCGAAGGCTGTAGAATCAGATGTGTTTAGGGCTACGTCAGAATGGTTAATTGGCAAGGCTGGATTGGATGAGAAGTTGCTTGACATACGACTTAGGCAATCTCTTGGTAATATTGATTTACTAATTAAGGATAAGGATATACGTCTTAGAAATCAGGAGGCACTCAATCAGCTTCGAGTGCAAGCGTTAGATGCACTTGGGAGAATAGCTGCTCAATTGGTGGCAGGTGCATGGTCGAGCGTGAGTGCGGGGGCTACTGCTTCATCCCATTCACAATATAGCGAGAGCCACGAATATGATGAGCAAATAATTACTGCAAAGAAAGCTGATGAGACAATGGTAGTTACTCATGGGTAATGATGGGAGGATGTAATGAGAACTGATTGGTATAAGGGGATTGATCCCAACTTGGAGCGATTAACTGAATTATTGAGTATGAGCAAGCCGTCACATGGATATACGATTGCGGAGAATGCACCAGAGATTGTGACTGCTCCTGGAGTGTATTTTCCTGCACGTAAAGGGGAAGTAATACCGTTGGAATCACGTCAAGAAGGAGGCAATGTCAATCCCGCAATGAATCCTACGTCCAATGACATGGTGAATAATACTGAAGATGGCAAGATGAAGATACTTGCTTCTGCCCTCAAGAGTATAGATAAAATTGTCTCCTCTGTCTCACCTAAACCCATGCAACTTGAGTCGAGACAGGAGGGGGGTGGAGTAACTTCCCTACTTGACCGAATTGAAAGAGACCCCCGTGTGTTTACTGAGACATCATCTATGGGTGCACCTAATCCAGAAGGTGATATTCAAGCTGGTAAGGGCTTAGACGCATTGAGCAGTGCCATGCGTGAATCAAACTTGGCAATACTTACTCCTCCCCCAATTAGTTTAGAGCAAAAAGAAGCATCAATGGCTTCAGTTGCTTCATCCATACCTGGATTACCTTCTCCTCCTACATCACGTAGTTACGGTATTCAACCAGAGGCTACAAAGTTAGGGGGAAGTGACCTCCTGTGGCAAGAACAAAATGAGAAAAGGAAGAAACGTATACCGTTATTCTCTGCTCAAGAAGGTGCGGTTACTATTCCTCCTATTGTTGAGGATGAGAGTGAGTTGGAGAAGAAGAGAAAGTTAATTGAGGCAATGAAGTCCTCCACACCTAATGAAGCAGTTAAAGAAATCCTTCCTTCAGGTGAAATACGTTATACTCTACCAGAAGGTACATTGACTGCGAGTGCACCGAATCCCACTGATATATTTTATAACCAACAAGTTTCTGATAGATGGAAAAAAGAAGAAGATGCGAGTATTCAAAACCTATCCGATGCAATGAAGTATGATGAGCAAGTAGTGAAAGCACGCAAGGAACAGGAAGAGTATGACCGTTACTTGGCAGATAAGGAATTGCGTGAAGCCGCAGGTATCTCTTCTCGTAGGGGTATGCCTGAATACGAATATACTGCTGCACGGATGAGAATGACTCCTGGTGAAAAGTATGTTGCGGATATATCAAAGGGTAAACTTGCTGAACAGTATATTGCCCAAAAGGGTGCATTGGATGTTGCAAAGGCGAAACCAACGACACCACCTGTTCCTCATTTAGTACAAAATGAGCGTGGTGAATATGTGTGGGCAACCCCTGGAGGTATATTGCCTGCTGGAATTATGGGAAAGACCACACCAAGAACTGTTTCCACCGAGGAGTTAGTACGTAGTGATCTTAGAAAAAGACTTGGGAGAGAGGCAAGTGAAGGCGAGATTCTCAATGAGTTGGACAGAAGGAAATTGAATGTGCAGACGGGAGGTATCCCCCCCTTATCTCCTGATACACAAACTATACCAAAAATTAAGGGAGTCAAAAATGATGCTGCCTTAGAAGGATTAACTGAAGATCAAAAGGGAATCATCAAGGGTCTCACTAATTATAACTATCCTTGGCCTGGTTCATTCGCAATGAGAGATCCTAAATGGGTAGCCTTAATGGGAAGAGCGGAAAAATACGATCCAGAATTTAATGCTGCGGAGTATCAAGTCAGATACAATCTAAGAAAGAGTTTCACTTCTGGTAAAGACAAGGATAACCTTCTTGCTCTCAATACTGCCATCGGGCACATTGATTCGCTGGTTAAAGCCAAAGACGAACTCGCAAATAGTAATTGGCCTACTGCCAATGCTGCCACAAACCTCCTTGCAAAGTATTTTCCTGTCTCAGAGGGACTTGTGAAGCGACTGGGAGTGATAACTGGAGTAAAGACAAAATTCAATGCTGTTGCGGGAGAGATGGCGAATATCTTCAAAAGAAGTGGAGCAACCGACCAAGAAATAAAATCATGGAAAAGCACCATTACTGATCCAAGTACAGCTACTCCTGCAATGTGGGATGCCTTCATTAATGGGTCACTCGAACTTATGGGATCGAGAATAAGTGCGTTAAAGGATAGGTATGAATCTGGGTTGGGTAAAGCCAAAGATTTTGGATTCTTGTCGAGTGCGTCTCGTGGAATATTGCAAGGTTTGGGTGTTGATGTAGATGCGATTGATCCTACACCCATTGGACAAAAGACAGTAGTAAAACAATTTGTTAGTCCAAGTACAGGCAAAACCAAATACATTTATTCCGATGGGACTGAGGAGATAAAGTAATGCCAGAAATAACAGATTGGAAGGAAGTTCCGATTGATGATTGGCAGGAAGTTCCTGTTGGAAAAGGATTAGTAGCCGGCAAGCCAAAACCTTCACCTTCTCTTGCTGTGAAAGAGCCTACATCGAGAGAGGTTACGGCAAATATCCCACCCCTGACTCCTCAACAAGAGTTATCCCCTGCCACATTAACACCAGAAGAGGAAGCGGGGGCAGGAAAGAGTGCCCTTGATTTTTTGTGGACAAACAAAGAAGAAGTTAAACGGCAATTTATCAAGGGAACCACGCCTGCACTCGGAATTGGTGGAGCAACAGTAGGATCATTCTTCGGGCCGTGGGGGACTGCGTTGGGGTATGCCGCAGGTGAAAGGGCAGGTAGAGGAATTGAAACATTGACTGGGGTTAGTAAACCTGAGACTCCCACTGAATCAGCAGTTGCGACAGCAAAAGATGTGGGACTTGGTTTATTGCCCTATGGGATTGGAAAAGCAATGCGCATTCCAGGTGCTATAAAGGAAGTGGCTACTCGACCTTGGACGCAAAGAGGAAAGATTGGAGAAGTATTCAAAACTGTTGGTGGGAAGTTAGAACCATCACTTGCGGGAGAGTCTGGATTGAAAGGGGCGCAACAAAAGTACAAAGATGTTTCTAAACAAGGTAATCAATTATATGAAGGATGGAAGAAACTCTTCCCCAAAGAGACTAAAACACCACTAAATAACCTATATTCGTCTGTTGATGATGTATTGCTCGATCCTGCTTCTACCGATGCAGAGAAGGCATTCGCCAATAAAGTCTATGGTAGAGTTTCATATGAGACAAGAAGGAAGGCAGGTCTTACTGCTGAACAAGAAATAGATTTAATGCGGAGGGCAGAGGAAACAGGACAAACTGGAATTACATTACGTCCATCCACGATTGAAGAGGCATATACAACAAGAAGTATTCTTAGCGAAGCATCCACAAAGGGAGGAAGAGTCGGATGGAGAGCGAGTCAAATGTTGGATGCGCTTCATAAGGACTTAAACGCAACGGCAGAAAAGTTGGGAAATCCAGAAATCGTCAAAGAAGGACAGAATGCGATAAATTTCTGGCGTAACCGAGTTGTTCCACAAAGAAGTGCAGTTGCTCTACTTCAAAAAAGAAGTGCAGAAAAACTACCCAGTTTGTTGACCACTGATTTGAAGACTATTCAAGAAGTTAAAAATGCTATGTCAGAAGAGAGTTTCCAAGACATGAAGAGAGGACTAATTACCGATGTTGCTACTAAAGTAGAGAATAATCCGTTGAAAACAGGAAAACAACTAAGGCGTTTAGTGGCGGGAAAGAAAGAAATAATGCAGACGGTGTTTAATAAGGAAGAATTGGATGCTATTAGATTGTCGTCTGATCCAACCAAACTTGGAAGATATTTTGAGGAACATCCGAAGACGAAGTGGTTGGCAAGATTTATCGGATATGGGATAATGTATGGTACATTGGGTTATGGTGCAATGAGACGTTTATTTCGCACGTCCCCATAGAGGTGTGAAGATTTAATGTCGAACTCAGTTAAGTCTGAAGAAGAAAGATTATACGATCCCGCTATCGAGACGGCCAAGACCCTCGTGACTCAACCCTGGGGAGCGGTAGAGACGGGAGCCAACCTGTTCTCTCAAACCTACGGACTGCCTGCAATGGGACTCGCAGGAGTGGCTGGATTGCCCTTCGGGAAAAGTCGAGAATGGAGTGAGGCCGTGGGGAAGGGTCTCATTTATCAACCTCAGACAGAGGCAGGACGCAAAATCACTGAAGCAACATTTATGCCCTTTGAGTTACTTGGTAGAGCATCAGAGAAAGGGGCTGATATTGCAAGAGAGGCGAAGGGAGGCAGACCATCTTCATCTGAGTTCCCGTGGATGGCAGAGGCAATGCCATTTGGTGAACGTGAACCTACTGAGGAAGAGAGAGCAATGGCCGGTACTGTTGCGGGAACCGCCATAATGTCATTACCGCTTCTGCTAGGGTTAAGGCGACATGGTGCACCTACACAATACCCCAAAGTCCCATCTGATGTCATAACACGAATGCGAACAGGAGAGGGCACAGTCCCATCACCTAAACCCACAGCAATTTCACCAATTCCTCAATTACCTGCCGTTCCACGACCTGCTACTGAACCTGTGCCTACTCCATTACCTATTGGACTACGGCCTCCTATACCAGAAGTCAGTCCTTATATGCGAGAGGCTCCTGTGTCACCTGAAGTTAAGATTAGACGTGCAGAACTGTTTGGACTCAAAAAAGGTATTATACCTGAACTTGAATCTGCACGTAAGGCACTTGAACCTATCAAGGAGATGCGTAAAATTATAGATAGTGATTTAATTGGCGTACCAGAAATAAACCTTAAAAAAGGATATTCCTTCCACCAAGTACGCAAGTATCTGTCTACTGTTTCGTTAGATGACTTTGGGAAAATTGAAATCCCTGGCTTCCGGTTAATAGAAAAGAAACCCGATTATGCAAAGGAACACATTGCGTGGTTGGAGTCCAACGGGGATATTGCACTCTCTGTTGATTTTTTTGAGCATAGTGCAAAAGACAGAATGGATATTCTTAGCCACGAATTTGCACACAAGGTTGAATCTATTATACCTGCTGAAGAGAAAGTAAAACTATTCGACAACAAGAAACTGATGTCCTACAGGGGCAGAAATATAAATGAGAAACTTGCAAATTGGATACAAGGTGGTAATGCTTTATGGGATATTGGTATTCCAGAACAATATAGATATTTAGCAATGCCAGATGTTGATGTTCCATTAAACATTGAAAAATTTATAAAAAGTCATACATTTGCTGTTAGAGGAAAGTTACCAAAGGAGATGCGTAGGGTCGAAAGTGGAGTGGCACGTATACCCTATGAAGAATGGTCAAAGAATCCAGAATTGGTGTCTGAGGCCAAACTTGCAGCAGAGAAGGCAAAAGTGACACCTGACAATCTTGAATACGTAGGATTGCAGAAATTCACCCCTTATTCCAACGATGCTATGCACTTGTGGAATGTGACTGACCCCAGTAGTCCTAAGTATCAATCTACGGTTGCAGGCCCCACATTTCAACTCACAGAGGGTCAAACAAAGAGGTTACGTCCAATGGGGGTGTTGAAGGGGCAAAGAGGGAGTCTGGGAGAGACTAAACCTGTCCCAATGTGGTATTCCACTCTCCAACGCACTATCGAGGATAAAATGCCTAACTCTGCCCCTGTGGAGCAGGTGAGAGCACTGCTGAATACGCCAGGGGTGAAAGTTGATGAGGTAAAGTGGACAGGGTTGGATGATTTCTTAGCGAGTAAGACAGGGAAGGTGAGTAAGAATGATGTGATGCAACATTTGAGGGAGAATGAAGTGAAGGTGGAGGAGGTAGTGAAGGGTGGGCCTTCTGGGTTTAAAACTCATATGGGGCCATTGACAACGGACATTAAGTTTTTCCAATGGCAACTCCCAGGTGGAGAGAATTATAGGGAGTTGTTACTTACATTGCCACAAAAAGAGTCTATACGATTACGAGAAGTACAAACCCGTTTGGATGAAATTTCAGCAAAACCTGCGCAATGGCATAAAGAGCATCCAGAGATATTGAAAGAATGGGATGCACTAATGATAGAAGGAAATAAACTAATTGCTGAACGACCTCCTACGTTCAAGGGTACTCACTTCGATGAACCCAACGTCCTCGCCCATGTTCGCTTCAATGACCGTGTAGATGCACAGGGGAAGAAGGTGCTGTTCATTGAGGAAGTGCAATCTGATTGGCATCAGGCGGGGAGGGAGAAAGGATATAAGGGAGAATGGGAGAAAATAAATAAGGAATTTGAAGATTTCTTAAAACAGAAAGGGGTTAAGGTTAGCGAAAAACCAGAAGAACGTATAACAGGGGCAATGTTGGAAAAAGCAGGTGCTCATCCTGAAATGATAAGCAGATGGTACGAACATTTGAAAAGCATTAAAGGTATTCCTGTACCCGCCGCTCCCTTCGCTAAAACTTGGCACGAACTCATGATGAGACGCATGGTCAGGTGGGCATCAGAGAATGGATACGACAAGGTTGCATGGACTACGGGGGAACAACAGGCGGCAAGGTATGATTTGAGTAAACATATTAATTCTATTGATTATGAATATAATGGTAGTACAAAAACAGGAAGATTGATTGCTTTCGGAAAGGCCAACGAACCTGTAATAGAACAAGGTGGAGTTAGACCTGAAGAAATTGAAAGATATGTCGGGAAAGAACCTGCTCAAAAGTTACTAAATCAGATTAAGGAACCAGATATTCCATTTAAGTTTGCAAGAATCGAGGGTGTTGACCTCAAGGTCGGCGGCGAAGGCATGAAGGGTTTCTATGACAAGATTATCCCTGAATATATGAATAAGTTTGGGAAGAAGTGGGGAGCAAAGGTGGGGGAGACACAATTTGAACAACCGTTTACGGGTGAGTTAAGGGGACTACCAGGAGAAAGTGCGATAGATGCTCTCAAGAGACAACGCAATGAAAAAAATATGGTGAAAGTTCATTCCCTCGACATCACCTCCTCCATGAAGAAATCCGTTCTCGAAGAAGGACTACCCTTATTCCAACTCCTTCCACCCGTCGCTGTAGGAGTAGGATTACTCACAGAACGTCTCACACGTGAAAAACGTAAATCACAACCGTCAAAACAGAACGTAATCAGGAGTCAGAAATGAACGGATTCGAGATCAACATTACAGAAAAAGACTTCAAATCAAAAGAACCTTGTGAACAGAATTGGATACTATTTCAAGGTGTCTCATCCGTCAAGAAATGTGTGGACACCATCGATGAGACTGGATGCGAGTTCGCAAGGAAGCGACGAAAGACCAACGTGATAAAACTTGCATCGGCAATAAGTGGGGGTGCTGTATTTTCGTTAGGTGTGATTTATATAATTTACCAAATAGTGTGCCGATAGGAGGTAAGAATGAAGAAATCACTAATCTGCATATTGTCCCTAATTGTGGTACTTCTCACAGTTTTGGCATTTGCTCAGACTCCTGCCCCGTTTGAGAAGGCGAAGGAATTGGCCTTACGTGCTAAACCAGATAGCGACGGAGACTTCATACTTGAGTTTAGTTGTTCTGTTAATGGACAAGATGGTTCATTTGGGTTCGCTTATCTCCTTGCACGGCAAATAATTATCGTTTGGGGATCAACCGAGAACGGGAGAATCTACTGGGGATACGACGAGGAAGAAAAGATATTTCTGTATGGATACAGGGGTCGTATATATAAAGTAAGCAAGAAAATTGCAACTGAAGGTGCATTTGGAATTTTTAGATTGCTGGTAGCGAAGAGTCTCATATGACAAATACTATTCATAAAGAAGCCATTGCTGAAATCAAGAATGCCAATCTCTGTATGGTTGGAATTATACGTAAGTATATCAAGAAATTAATCAATGGTGAACAGGCATTAATTATGATTACTAAAGAACTTAAACGTCAGGGAGAGTACCTAAAGATATTGGAGAAAGGTGGTGTATGAAAGAGTTTTGGCTTTGGAGATTTCCGAGTATGAAAGATGGCACATTTGGAGTAATGCTCGACGGAGATACCCCATTCTGTGTGACAGTTGAGAGGCCGTGGCTAAATAATATGAAGGAAGTAAGTTGCTACCCTAATGGGGACTACACTTGTAAACGTGTATCATCCATCAAATTTGGTAATACATTTGAAATTACAAACATTCCCAATCGCACTCTCTGTTTATTTCACAAAGGTAATATCATGGATGACTCTCACGGATGTACGGTTTTGGGAGAACAATATGAACCCGTGATGGGAAAGAATGGAGTTATATCGAGTGGTAAGGCGTTTGATGAGTTCTTGCAAAGGACGCAAGATGTTGATGAATTTCTACTTCATGTAAGATGGGTAAAATAGGAGGAATGTATGGCAATACCAATTATAGGTGATATTATTCAAGCAGTAGCAAGTCTTGGCGGAAAAGTGATTGACAAAGTTGCAGGGGATAAAATTGATGAAGCAACCAAACTCAAACTTCAAACAGAACTCACGTTAGAGTTAGAGAAAATGGACTTCTCTCGATTTGAGAAATCTGTCGAGGATCAAGTTGATGCGAGGGCACTGGCAAAAATCGAGGCAGAGAAATCTCCCTGGCTCATACGAATGTTTAATGGTGTTGTCAGACCTTATGGGGGTATTGGTTCTCTAACTATCTTCTTCTATACAGTGGTCTATAAGCACTTGGGTAAACTACTCAAGATTGATTTTGAGGAACTGAAACTTGTGGACTGGCAATGGATAATTCTGTTATCCATTATTGGTTTCTTTTTTGGGTTGAGAGAAATCTCTAAGGCAAAGGGCATTCAGAACAAATTTTAGAGTGGTCGTATATTGGTAATATTGCGGATATTGTCCTACTTCTTGCATGTGTTTAGAACCGTGTCTAATTTGACAAAATTCGTCACATAACTAATATAGCCTTGACATTATTGCGAAATTGTGTTACTAACACAAAAAATCAATGAAAGGAAAAATACCCTATGGATGAATGGTTGTCCGCACGGGAAATTGCCCAAAAATTAGGCATTAACAGAGGTACTGTTGCAACAAACGCAAGTAAACACGATCTCGAAGTAAGAAAATCAAGTTATCACAATGTTCTATATAACCTTTCCGACGTCAAAAGAATCCTAACAACAGCACCTCCCAACCAGTTCAATAAGCACTATCTCGTCGCATCTGATACAAAACTTTATAACAAATATCTAAAGTTGAATTGGGACGAGTTTATTTGTTGTAGTGATGTACACTCTCCATTCGTTAACGAAAAGATATTCAATCAAATGCTCGATATTGGGTTGAAGTATAAGATTAAGAACTTCATCCACGGAGGAGACTTCTGGGATCAGTTACAGTTTAGTAGGTTCGATACCGACCCAAGTGACATGACACGATTCGACATGGACGTGGACTATACTCGCAAGGTTGTGAAGTCACTATTGGAAGTGTTCACCAATGTATATTTCATCCTCGGTAGCCATGACGTAAGGTTCTGGATGATGATGTTGAGATTGAATAAGGCTACATCCTTTGATGAGATTTGGGGATTGCTCGATACCAACAAAGAGAAGCATGACATTACATCACGAATCCATGTAAACTCATATCGGTATTGCTACATTGGAGATGAGTGGGAGGTTATTCATCCCAAGAATGTCGTCAGAATCGGGGGAATCCCTGCGATTAGAATTGTAGCAAAGCGAGGTAGAAGTCTCATCATTGCCCACGGTCACTGGTGGGGCATTGAACAAGACCCATCATCGAAGCATTATCTGATATATCCTGGGTGCATGGTAAACGGAGATAAAGTAGCATATAAAAGTGTATGGGAAACTTCCCATGCGGAGTGGAAGGCGGGATTCGTGGCAGTGTTTGATAAGACAACCCCGATACTATTTGATGACAAACTTGCTAAATTTCACTTAAAACATAATACCAGCAAATGTTGAAAAGTGTAGGTAATTTGATTCATAAATGAGTGGTAAGACCACGCAATTGCGTGGTAGAGGCGTGCAATGTGTGAAATAAACGAAAAACTCCTTATTGCTATTGCAAATCTGACCGAAACGATAAAAATCAACACTCAAACTATCATCAAGATCGCCGAGGCATTAGAACTCGATACGACGGAGGCTGAAGTATAATGAATGAAGATTCTGTTTTGGGTGGCGATAATCTTCCTAATAGAACTATTCCAAAGTTACTTTGCAGATCGAAGGACAGTGGCGATTGTAATCCGCAAGAAGTGGATGGCAACGATTTACGACATCGTAGCGGAAGGGTTGGGGTGGTTGGCACTTGTCCTTATTGTAATAAACCGACTCTACCCTCCATATATCCTTTCAGCTATTGCGGGGAATGCTCTCGGCACGTACTTAGTGTCGGGTAGAAAACGCAAGAAGAAGAAAACTATCTATAAGAAGAAGTTTCCCGTGAGTACGGCGTGAATCAATTTTACTGTCAATAATACTCACTGACAGAGTTTATGATTTATATTTCATTTGTCGAAGAAATGATACTGAACCCTGATTATACTGGATATATTGGAGGAAGGGTAGAGGTACATCATCCCGAAGACCGTGGGTATCATTCAGAAGAAATTAGATTTTTCACAAAGAACATTGAAGAGTTCAGTATATTCAGAGATGAGTGGGATATGAGAGATGTTACCAACGAAGAGTTAGATTTTATAAGATATATTGTGAAAGAGAGGTGGTACAATGTATAAGTCCAAATGTTGCAATGCTGATGTGAAATACGCTATATATCCCGATTTCATTGGCGATGATCCAAAGAAGATGCGGATAGGCACGTGTAGTTTTGAATGTGAGAAGTGTGGGAAACCCTGTGACGCAAACATTGATCTAACATCAATGAAGAATGGTGTTATACCAACAATACCAACTGATTGGTCGTTAAAGATCACGAGAGTAGATAATGGGTATACTCTCACAGGTAATAATAATGAAGCCTTACCGTGGGTGATTGAGGACGATGTGAAAGACGAACTGAAGTCCCATGAATCCCTGCTTTGGGAAACGATGAACTATTTCAACTTCGGTGGATCAAAGCATGATAAGGTCAGATTGCAAGTTAGAAGGATTAAACAGAAAGGATAACCCATGTGGTTCATAGGATCAGTCATAGGGTCTATTTCACTCGTTATTTTAAACACTCTATCAAAACTATTACACTTCAACACCATAAACTCAATAATGATGGGACTACTCTCTGTATTCACCACTTACTGTTTCTGGTACGCATGGCAGAATAGTCCCAAATCTTTCTTGTCCGTATGGTTTCTTCAATCAGGATTGGTAATGGGACTTGCATTTGTTGCCAATGCCTATATCGGAGAACATGTATCAATCAAAGATTTAATCTATGTACTACTTATTGTTGGTGGGATTGTGGGGTTGAAATGGGGATAGAAGTTTTTGTAAGATCGAAATCTGAAGCCCAAGCTCTTACGGAATTTCTTGAGAAGGAGTTTCATAGACATTTAGAGGATATGTATAAAATCCTTAATGATCAAAAGAAACTGAAAAGTAAATGGAAGGTTAGAGCAAGAGGTAAGTATGTCGGAAAATGGATTAAACCATGAAATTATTTTATTAGTCTCTCTATTGCACTTACTGTTTTCTTCCATGCCTCGTGATCTACCCCATCTCCTAAGAAGCAACCCGAATTTTCAACAAGTTCCAATTCCTTCCTGATTTCCCCCACAATTTGAGTCAACTGATCCTTCGTGAGGTAATTTCTATATTTGATAACCAACTCACCAGCCAGACTCGACATATAAGTCCTACGTCCCATTGAGTAACGAATAGTTGACATTAAAAGAATCCACATGTCATTTTTATCTACAGCAAGTAACCTCATTTCATCCTCCTTTCCTCATCCATTCAAATCCCCAACTGTGTTATCAGGGCAAATTGGCTTGTTAATAATATTGTTATGCCTCTAAATATCGAATCAGCTTTCCGTGGGCCTCCGCATATTCAATCTCACTTCGAGTCGATTCACCGATATATCCTCCTACGTTCAAAATCAATACTTTGTTAGCAAGATCAATTTTCCGTTTATGGAGTTCATCAAGTCGTCTTTTTTGCAACTTCCCGTTTGGGCTATTTGGATGGGCCAAGATTTTGGAATCAGGAGCACATATCCCAATCGACAAAACAATTTTCCCCTGGGGCGTCAACTTCAAGCCTATATCCCTGAATGTTTTCCAAAAGCGAGTGGAACCGCAAAGACAAACAATTTCCGGCATAACAACCGGCTGCACTTGAGCCGGAATAGCTCGTTTAGATTTCATGATTCCTCCTTACCGGCCAAGTGAGCCGGAGCGTTATATTTCCGCTAATAACTTTTGGTAAATTCGTGTAAGTGTAGCCTTATCTCCACAATCAGTTTCTTCGATCAACCAACGTAAATGTATAATAAGTAAGTTGATCTGAAAAGTCGTTAATTTTATTATTTTCCATTTTTTCATTTTGATTGCATCCAAGCGGAAATATAACCATTCACTCAAGCCGACCGTGGATAGTTTGTTACGATTCAGTCCACGGCAGTCGGCGGCTTAGTTCAGTCGTTATGTATAAAAATTATTCTCGTTCTTCAACACTGTAAATTTTAGTCCTGAATATTATTAATTAAATCCTCTTATAAACTTTCTCATCTTATCGGATGTATTTAAATTACCAATCATCATTAATCCCATTCCAAGTTCGATACCAATATGACCTGCTGTTTCAGAATGCTTACTTAGGTCTGAACACATTGAGGCAAATGCCTGTGGTAAATCTCCGGCATCCACATATTCCAATGCCCTATCCTTGCACCATTGCAAATGCTCATTTCTTGTCATAGTTTTCTCCTTTTATCCTCCATTCAAATCCGTATATCTCTTGTTATCTGTATTTAAAGGCTCGTGGCTTCCATTCCTTTGATGATATTAATTTGGATATACGATGTTCTGCTTCTTTACTGTCTTTTTGATGTTTGAGCCTCAAGATACAATAATCCTGATGCAGGTGCTCGATAAATATAGTATCAACTCTTTGATGATTGTGAGACCATAAATGCCGAGGACTTATGCTAATGATGTCGTTTTCTACTTTTACAAGGAATTTACCAATCCAATATTCCCCATCTTCGATTGCGGGTGGCCTTATTATTTTTTTCATAAAATCTCCTTATAACAAATCACTCCAGCGGACGCCAAAAGCGCCGCTGACCTTATCGTTATGTATAAAAATTATTCTTGTTCTTCAATACTGTGAATTTTAGTTTTGAAGTCATCTTCAACTTTTGGAGGTTGATTTCGGCCTGTTCTGCCCGTATCTGCCATCTTTTATATTGACAGTCTGTACGGATCAGCCAGAGCGTATTGTATTTTAAGCTTATTATATTCCTCCATCCAATTCTTATTCACTTCTATAAGAGAAACTTCCAATTCATTTATCCTTATCTCCGAGTTGGTGATAATTTCATTTTGAATCTTTATGAGTTCTTCTAACTCCTTTATCCTCCCCCTCTCCTTTTGAGCTTCGGCTTCCTTCTCCCAAATCACAACCCTCTTCTTCTCCCTTTCAAGTTCATTTTTCAAATCAAAATAATGATTTAATAGACACATTTCTGCTTCTACTGCTTTTCCAACACCAAGGTGACTCCATTCTTCTATTGTCTTGAATTTACTTATTTCTATGGTTAATTTCTCTATTCTCTCCTTCTCCTTTTCGGTTTTCTCCACCAATTTCTGAAGGTGATCTTCAACGCCATCCCTCTGTTGCTCTACCAGTTGTTTCCCTAATAGCAAACTTTCAGAAAGAGCATTTAGTTGATAATTTTCATTCTCCAACTCCTTCACCCGTTCCTTCTCCTTTTCGAGAAGGGATTCAGCTTTCTTACAATTTTTGATACATGCTATTGAGAAGGAGAGGATAATAGACTCTTCTATTTCATAATCTTTTTGCGATTTTTCGAGAAGGAAGAGAAGGGTTTGAATGTCTTTGTGGGCTTGTCTGTCTATTGGAAAAGCCGTATCCCATCTCTCTTTAATCTCCTCAATACTCACTTCTCTTTTCTCTATGGTATTTTCAGACCATATCTTAACCTCTCCATTAACCTTGCTCATTTTGCCCCTCCATTTTTTAATAAATTCCAACAATTTTTAAATCTATATAAACCCTCATTATTTGTTTTAGTAAAACTTAGGGTTATTCCTATATTCTTAACAATATTTCGTGGAACGATAAAAAATTCATCCCAAGGTATAACCCAAATAATATAAAAATCTGCCCTAATATTTCTAACTTCGTGTATTCTATCCCCCCTTACATAACGAGTGGTAGCAATACTTACGGTAGCATTATTCTTTCTTCTGGGATAATTTATTCTAAAAACAGTTTTTACTTGAATTGTTTTACTATTATCTAAAACAAAATCAATTCCCTTATCAATACTTGCCATCATTGGATTAAATCCTCGTTGTAATAATTCAGATGCCACTCTATATTCTCCTGCCCTACCAATTGCATTTTTATCCATTATTTTGCCTCCTTCCACTTAGGATCAGACAGAGGGTGTCCTTTAATTGCTAAGTCTAATGCTTCCTTTAACTTTTCAATCTCCTCCTGCCTCTCCTTGGCCTCATCTCGTCTGCCTTGGAGATAGGCCTTTTTTGCAGTATAATATCTTATAGAGTATTCCTTACCTGCCTCTAAACTCATAGGAGGTTCAGGATAATTTTTTTTAATCCACTCCTCAAATTTCTCTTCCCCCTTCCCTTCTTCATCTGTCTCCGATGGATGAGGATCAAAAGTTTCTAATTCACCATTTTTAACTCTTAGCGCAGTATGTCCAACCTTACGTTCTTCTGTCATTTTGTCTCCTCATTGAACCACTCACAATTACTACAATTTTCCAATATTTTAATCTCTTCTTTTAACCTCTCAATCTCCTCCTGCCTCTTTCGGCAGGCTTGGAGATATCCACGTCTGAAGCCATTTCGAGAATCATTATTTAAAAAAATGTAATATTTCTCTACCAATTCCGTTGCTTCATCTTCCCACTTCTTCTCTTCTTCATTCATTGATTATCACTCCTATCCGCCAAATCAAATCACCAGTATTAGCATAGAAAATCAACTGACGTTTTCCGGTTTGAAAGTCGAGCAACCTTCCTACACTAATCCACCTCTTCTCTTCTGTCAATGGTTGCTCCTTACTATCATTAATAATTTCATCTAACTTTTTCTTAGTTTCTGGAGTTCCTTCTTTTAAAGCTATATCAAGATTCTCACTTGGGAACCCATCAATACCCCCGCACTTAGAGCAACGGAATACTATAAAAGAAGTATGACCACTCCCTTCTAATGGACAATGATCCCAACTTCCTATCTGCTTAACTTCTTTGGATTTAGATTCACATTTACACCTCATCTTCTCCTCCTTCGTGGGATGCTTTAAAGAATACAAAATATCTGTTTGCATCCTATACATATTTGAAAACTATTTGACACTGAATCGGCAGAAATATAAGGTACTACTAAATATCCACAATAAGGACATCTGTAAACAATCATATTTTATCCTTCTCTAAATGGGATGCTCCCCTAAGTTAGTTCCCCCCACTTCTACAAACTTGTTATTGGTATTCCTTTATCGGCCATTGGGCATCACCTCACTTTCAAAGCAGGTTAGAGAGTGTCCAGGTTCGTTCATCCTAACCACGTGCAAATTCACCAAATAGTTCTTTCGCTTTTTCATTGTAAATTTTTGATGCCATGACTGGATCAAAGAAATATCCGAGAGATTGTCTTTTACCATTAATTTGTATTTGAACACGCCATTTTCGTTTTTTTGGATACCAATAAACTCCTTTAAATCCAGAAGTATTATTTTTATAGATTTCGGAATTGCCATTGTTTTGACTTCTGGTTGCAGATCTTAGATTATCCCTACGATTATCCAATCCATCCCCGTTCTTATGATCTACCTCAAAACCAGATATCGTTTTTAAAATCTCATTGTGCATTCTGATGGTTCTTCCCTTTTCTCTTCTGACCGCATACCATTTACCAGAACCATTCTTTATTGCATGCCATCGGTATTTACTCAACCATTCAAAATCTTTGTCATCTACAAAGGTATTTAGATTTTTTGATAATAAGATTTCCTTCATTCATTCATCTCCTTATCGATGCACTCCCTAACCCTTTTATTCGGTTTCCTTAAACTCTTTCAAAATCTTTAGGGTATTATCAATAGCAACTAACATATATCCATTTGCTATTAAGTATCTTCTTTTTTCTATCCTATCCTCAGCCAACTTCAATCCATTTTCCAGTTCTCTTATTGCCTCATCTATCCTTTCGCTCATTACTCTCCTTTCAAATTGGCAGATGCACTTTCTAACTCTTTATTCTTTTGTAACAATGGTTGTACAGTCTAAACATCTATAAATCACATTTCCATAAACATCTTCATCTGGTATTAACTCACCACCACAATTAGGGCATTCTCTCATTTTCCTCCTTTCAAATCAGCAGATCGGGCAGGATTGCGGATGACCAACCAACTTCGAGTCATCCCTCTTATTCCTGTTTCATTAGATATTGATTGCTCAGCTTTCGCCACCGATCTGCCTCATTCAACAATAACCTCGGATAAATCTAAAGTTCCACAATTAGGACACTCCGCATAGTCATGTCCTAACCGAAGATCATCTCCACAGTAATCCGACAAACGTATTATCACTTCTTCAGAATTGCATTTAAGACACTTTAACATTTAGATTACTCCTTAACCTAAAATTAAATGGAGTTGACGGCCAATAGGCAGGAATACCAGAGCCTGCATATTCTGGTTAAATCTTGTCCAAGGTTACGGACTCAACTTCGAGGCCCCCATTGGCCGCCACTCACTTTATTTTCTCTTGACTCCCCCACCTCTTCCCCACCTTCGGTTCAGCCTTGATGGGGATGGATAATTCCACTACATTCTCCATGATCGGCACAACTGCATCAACATATTCACGAATAAAGTTGTCTCTAACCTCACTTGTAATGTCATCATGGATCTGGATTAAGGGATATACTAATCCTTCCTTGATCCATTCTTGCATCCCGCCGTCCCATATTTGTCTCATGGCTTCCTTGATGATTCCTTGTGCACCGGACTGCATAGGTACGTTAGTGGCCTTACGCAATCCCGCATCACGAATGGGGCGGAATATCGATTTAACTTCGGGGATAAGTTTCATCCTTCCCCACATGTCAGAAATCTGACCATAACGTTTCACATCTCGATCCGTGCGATTCCAGAATTTTTCTACACCTAAATGTTCCCTTAACCACGAGTCAATCAACCACTGGCACTTCCCTTCATCCCACTCAGCCAATCCATCCCCCTGCAATTGTACACTCAATCCTCGTGCAGTAATTCGATATATCACACCGAACCCTGTACGTTTGGATGGGTAGCGGTGCTTAACTTCATCCACGTTGTTAGGATTGGTGATATTGAATGTTCTCATGGCTGTATCCGTATGGACATCACCATTGTTGCGATACACAGAGAGCAATACAGGATCTTGGCTAAAATGTGCCATTAGACGCATCTCAATTTGATTTAAGTCTATAGATACTATAGAATATCCCTCCTCCGCAATGAATCCATCCCTGATACGTCTACCGTCAGATGTACGTACTGGCTGTGCAAGGAGATTAGGGTCTTTGCAAGCCAATCTACCAGATTGTGCTACACGCACCATAGATATTTTAGCGTGAACTCTACCATCGCCTTGAGTGAAGGTTGGAAGTACATCAATGTACTTATCCTTCAAATCCTTGCGTGATCTATATTCCTCGATCATTCCCACAACGGGATGTTCATCTTCAATTTTCTTGAGTGTCTTGGCTCCTGTCGTACCTCCGAATCTCGTTCGGTCAATCCTGTGTCCTCTTCCCAGTTTCAGGCATTCATATATTAACTTCGATACTTGCTGTGCCGATTTAGGATTGAACTCAAGACTCTTAGACTTTTCCTTCGGCTTCCATCCAGATTTAACTGCCATTTTATGAATGTCACCTAATAATGCAATGTTCTCAACCTCAAACTCTGTTCCCAATTCTTCCAGATATTTGACATCAACCTTCATCCCCCTCTGCATCATAGCGATAATCATGGGTTGAATATCCATGTCACGTTGCAACACTTCCCCCATACGTTCATACCACAAAGGTAACATACGATTGTAGACACGCAAGGTAGCATCCGCATCAGCACACGCATATGCCAATCTCTCATCCTCTGGCACATCACTCAAATCACGATCAGGGAATAACTTCTCGGCTTCGGCTATTGGTATCCCCATTCCTCCCCACACCACATCATCATACTCTCCCATTTTCATTCTATCAAGGCGATATGCAAGAGGTTTGAGTCCAAGTGGGAGAGTTTGAAGTAGAAACGCAATCTGCATTGTGTCGATCCAGTAATAAGGGTGGATGCCGAGTTTCCATAGTTGGGGGAGATCGTAGAGAGCATTGTGAAGAACTATAGTCATCTTGGGATTAGCAACTTTTTCTCTTGCAATAGTACACAACTCTAAATTATCGGCATAGAATACGGATGCTCCTCCTTCACTGCCAGAAGATGTGACAATGTATGGCGTTCCGTCGAAAAGAGCTTCAGTATCTAAGGCACAAATATAACTTTTCTCAAAACCCCTCCATACTTTAGTTGGTCGTGCGACTGATTGAACTTGTAATTTATCATCCATTACCAATCTCATATTCTGAAATGCCTCAATCACCCACGCCAACAGATGACTACTACCCTCACGAAATGTTGCAGCAGGATGAATAGACGGCACTACTATTCTTCCTTCCCACATGTGAGGCATTCCGTTTAGTGCCTCCATGTCATATTCGTTTCCGAGGAACCAATGAGAAGAGATTGCACCGAGAGATAAAATAACATCGGGATTCACTTTCTCAATCTCCTCTCGCAACACACTTCCTTGCCACTCATACTCTGCCTGTGTAAATTCCTTCTTATTATTGAGGGGATAATGGAACAGATTTGTGACGTAGATTTCATCCCTCGTTAATCCAATGTAACGGTATAGAAGATTATTAAACTCATCCCCCGTCCGTCCAGTCAAGGGTATCCCTGTCTCACACTCTACTTTTGCAGGGGCCTCCGCTACTGCCATGTAGCGACAGGGGATTGGGCCATGACCTTGAATGTAGTCGTATCTCAATTCACTCTCTCCCAATATATTTCACAAAACCCACACCAAATTTCTTTCCAAACAGCCCCACAACGGATACACCGTTTGTATGTAATAGGTTTATTTTCTTGTAGCACACCTGAATATCCCATATATGTCTCTGTTTTATTAAAACCAACAGTATCATGATCAAGAATTAAACAAACTATTTTTGGGGTTAAGCAAATTATTTTTTTCATTGTAGAATTCCTCAAATGGAATAGGACTTGTGATTCTTAGATTAGACCAGTAACGCATGAATCGCTTTAATTCCCTATCCGTCCAGTTATCCCCAACAAAAGAGTTTTTGATTGGCGTATCAATTGGTTGATATCGCATTGGGAACGGAAATACACCCAATGAGCGCACAGTTTGTAGACGATAAAGTGCATCATCTGGGTTGTCGTTAAAACCAATCAATATGTATACGCCAATCTTGCTCTTGGGAATACCCGCTACCCGAAGTTTATCGAAGGATTCTATGAAGTGTTTCTCCGCTCCTACATCATCCCATGCAAGTCTAACTATTTTCATGTTGAGTTCAGCAATTCTGTTTGCATGATAAGATGTAAGTAATCTTGCATCGAGTCCTTGATTGAAGTCAATTCCATGAATAGGTTTTAATCTATCAACAACTAAATTAAAGTGTTTTTTGCTGCACGCTAATAGATTATTATCACAAACAACAGGTCTCGGTGTCCAGTGAAGTAATTCAACGAGATCACCTTCAATTACAGGTACAGCACAAAACTTACACTTGCGTATGCACCCCCTACTTGTGAATGTGGCGTTAGGGTTATGACGAATCACAACTTCTTCAGAAAGATTGCCGTTGTTGATTGCTGGCCCACCTATTTGAACATTGAATCCTTGGTCTTGCAATTCTGCCATTCGCTCGATTGCCTTACTTATGTGCCAAGAAAAGACAACAGACAAATAGACAGTATTCCCCATCTTCCATTCTACGAATTTATGTCTACTTTGTTTAGAGAGTATCCAGTCTGAACTCATTTTTCAATCAACTCTCCATTCAACCAATCCCTTGCGATTTGTCTATGACAAAATCCAGTGATCTCCCAACACAACAGCACTGCATCCTCTCCAATATCCTTAATTACTCTCCTCCGATCTAATTCAGATAACACATCCCTATGATACAGGCGTATATAATCCTCTTCCTCAAGTTTACCTTCCTTCCACAGACTTAGCATTTCCCACGTAGGAGCCAAAGGAAGATACCTTCTTCCAACCCACCCCTTCGGTACAGTTCTACTTATTGCTACTCCTTTATCGCCATTATATGTGAAGAAACTACTTGTCGAAATCATTTTATTCCTCCGTCTCTTCTTGATGCCTCTCATCTTCACAATACAGGCATAGCATCAACTCTCTATTCCCCAACATATCAAAGTCAGAGAACCATTCCCCACAATTACCACATTTCCAGCAATCACACATTTTTCCTTCCGGCTCGAAGAAGGATTCACCACAGATATGACACTTGTTTTTGTGCCCTTCTAAGAAATCGGTCATATAAACTTCTCTCCTCATTGAACACGGGTTAAAAGTCTTTATATTTTAATTTTGTTATTATTCTATTCCCGTTTCTCGCAAATAATTCGATTTTAGGACGGAGCACTAAACCTTCGGCTTGAAAGTCTCCCCACTTCGACTTTAGTTCATTTTGGATAAGCGAAATTGCATCCGATATTTTTCCGTGACCGATGATGGGAACAATTTCCACTCCGAGCTTATTCGCAATATCCTCAACATCTTTTCTCTGCAACCACCATATATCAATCAACACATCAAACAAAACAAAACTAACTCCATCGGATTTGTAATTACCTCCTCCCTTCTGGATTTTTGCACCATAGCCTTCTCCATACACACACAATGAGGGAAGAGTTACAAATCGTTCAGCAAGAAATGTGTCTTGCAAAAAAGAGAACAGAAAAGTCGGGATTTGAGCATTATTTGTCTTGCCTCCAAACCTAACGGTTTTATCCTCTGCACTCCACACTACTCGTATATTTGTGCCATCAACCTTTTCAGTAAATACCCATTCGTTATTTGCAAGATATTCAAATTCAGGTTGACTCCATTGTCCGATAAGAAACTTGTGTATAACTTCGTCTCGCTTGAAAATAGAGTTAATTTTAGGGTATTCCTTCACATTTTCTCCTCTAATGACATTCTGGTTCATCCACCTTTCTATTCGTCAATTCACGCTACTCCGCCAAATGGTCTATCCACGAACTTGAAACTCTCTATCGTAGCCCTCAGCATTAATCTCGACTTCTCATAGTTGGGGTAGAATTTATCCAGCACTTCTAACTGTTGTGACAATATCAATCTTACCATCTCCAGTCTGTTTTTTGCTGTCCAACTTCGTCGTGGTTTCGACACGGCTCCTCCTGTTAATGTGCTGTTCCATCCTTCATTCCATTATCATATCCTTCACTCTCCGCCTCAGCTATGCAGTTGTCACAAGGTTCCACATATACTTGATAACCGCCCTTCTCATACTTAATATCCACATCAAGATTTTTACTACATACGGTACAGTATACATCAAACTCAACTTCTGTGTTTATCGTTGGCATAAATCCTCCTTCCATTCCGTAAAATCGCTATAAACGTGACGTATTTTTCCACAAATCGGGCAAGGTTCTATCATATACGAGCCTGCCCACCTTGACATTGATTTAATAGCTTCTATGTGTTCGGCCATTTCACCTGTTTTGTCTCCTGCCCATCTCATTACCTCGTCGTGTCCGACAACTTTGTAGAGAAATTTTGTTTGTTTCCCAAACTCTCCGTGGTAATATTCTGGATCTCTTACGGGAAACTCATACCAGAACTCAGTTCCAATAGGTCGTAATTCTTTACTCATGTAATGCCCTCCAAATATTCTTCGCTAATACTTTCCCAATCCCCCTCATTTCTCTCCACTCCTCCTCACTCGCTTCGATCATTTTCGGTACGCTTCCGAAGTGTTTCTCAATCGCTACTGCCTTCTGCCAACCCACCCGCACAGGCAAATTTACTGCAAACTGCACCGGCCAAGATGGTTTGGTGGGTCTCAGTAGTGCCGTCTGATTATTGACAAAGTGTTGCACATGACTTTTGTGTGACTCCCACGGTTCACTCCACCATTCATGCAATACATCTATCATTCGTGCCGTCTCACCCATATCTGCCGTTATTCTAATCTCAATCCCCAACTTAGTCTCAAGCGTGATAAGGTGCTTCCATACGGCTTTATATGCAAATCTCTGTCTCGCCCTCTCCGATTCCGAATAATCCACCTTCTTCCACTTCCCATGCCTCCACTCCTCAATCACACCTGACTTTTTATTCTCCCTAATTATCCCTTCACAAATAAGATATACCTTTTGGTAATTCTCAAGCAGTCCAATTATCTGGTGTCCTACAAGTCTGCCTGAACGGAAACTATTTATTAAGTCCCCCCAAGTTTTACGTTCGACTCCTATTTGTATCTTGCCATCCACACCATTTCCCTCGAAGGATACATCCCCATAATCAAGATTCACGAGAATGCTATTATCAATAAGGTCTACGAGTTCCTTGCTACCTATGCGATCATCTATGTAGATGATTTTACACCTTCCTTTAGGTAGATTTGTGCAATCTTCCTAATATAACTATCCTGACTTTCCTTATAAATCCCTTTTGACTTCCATTCATGTTGCGGATTCTCCTCTCGTGAGATTCTCCCGTGCCATTCACACAAATCCGATAACTTTGGATATATATTCCCAAATGCCCACACGAAAAACTTATCCATTTCGTGCTGACTGAGGAATAGTTTTATTACTGCTCCTGTAAAGAACCGAACATCAAAGAATCTAATGTGATTGTCGCAATACTTCCTGCCTGCAATTAAAATTGCACCCTCATCACAAAAGCTACATTCCATTTGAGTATCCTCCTATTCCCACTCATCCAAATCCGTGTTAGGAAAAATATTTGTAGCAAGCATGGGGAAAGTAGAAAAAGGTTCTTCCAACTCCAATCCTTCAATGTCCCTATTCGGACGACATTTATTTACAGTTAGTCCAAATATGCTTCCCGTCATCTTCCCATTTTCATTCTTCTCAATCCTCTTCCACAACGATACATCAACTTGAACAACAAACTCCATTTCCTTGTAGCCGGAACGTATCCGTTTCCCTGTTGATTTCTTATCAATATATTCATCCTGCATTTTGTGAGATACGATCACAATCTTATCTGTTCGGAGTGCCTTTCTAAACATGTCCCTGAACTCTGTGTTGAGGGGACCATACGGATAAGGAAGGGCAGTTTTTCCTTCCATATTCACTTTGTTCAACTTTCCCCATCTTCCCATTTTTATAAGTTCATATCCTTCATCTCCCGTATCCCAACAGACGGAACGGATCTGTGGATGTGCAAGAGCATCGAGGAAAGCCTTTTTACACTTCTCCCACATTTCCTCCTGTTCCTTTTGGTCAGTGGCGTTACGGTAATCAAACTTTATGTGTTTAATTACTTTCTTCTTCGCCCACTTTTCAATTACACCCTTTGTGCCAGTATCCATGTCCAAAAAGGCAATGGGGGCTGGGGCAGTCAACATAAATTCAGTTTTTCCTGCTCCCCATTCTGCTGTCAATGATATGAAGATACCTTTATCGAGACTTGTCGGAGCATCATCAAAACCAGGGATTATTATTTTGCTGTCTTTTTTCTGAATTGCCATTAGTGCCTCCTCTCAATCAAAATTAAGGTAGGGACAAGGTTTTCTCATCCGCAGTACATGTCTTGTGGGACACCCTGAACGAATGACCAGCATCTACGGCTACAGCACCTTGCGAGTGGGGAGTTATCCATATCGGTACGTCGTATGCCTTTACCCAACACTTTGCCGTCCATCTCCGCCATACGTCGCCCTACCTGCCAATTGAGTTACGTTTCACTTATCTACCTTATTTGGACAATCATAGATTTCTGTGTCGTCATCCACTTCAGGACAGTCCCCTTCCCACTTGCATCCAATACAGTAGTCAGGCGAAGAATCCACAAATTGATTTGGCCACGGTTTTCCGTACTCCTCCCAATCTTCCATATTATACCCTCCAATATACCCTTCCTTGATGTTCTATGCCTACTTTAACGAGACTTATTGGGGGAAGAAGGGGGGCAACCCCCCAACCTCCCCTCCTCCCCTCCCCCCCAACAGTCTCTATGAACCAAGTTTACAGACTTACTACTCCCTTTTCAAATGTCCATGGCCCAGATGACAAGAAACTCTCATCCTTACCTCCAACGATCTGCACAATAGCATTGATCTCGGTTTGAGCAACCTTCTGCGCCTTGAGACGTTTGAACACCTCTCCTGCCAGTTTCATCTTCTGAATCCCCTTGGGATTATCCCCAAGTATCTCCATGACGACCTCAGTAGCTTTCTCTGTCAGTGCGTTTGATTCTCCTACCTTCTCTCCACCTTTTCCCTTTTCCTCTGCCTCCCACGGAAAGGTGATGATTGAGTCTACGACAAGGATAGTCGGATCATACTTCCTCTCTTTCTGTTGCAACCCCTTCCTCTCCGGTGCAGGAACTCTCACCATATTACACTTCATCCCATCGTAGATGGATACATCGTCTTCCATCTTGTTTTCAGGGAATTTGGCTTCAACAAGAGAATTGAGGAGAATGTAAAAATTGGAACTCTTACTTAACTTAGTCGCCTTACCTGTAGCGATCAACTTCTTACCATTCTTCGACGGTGTCCAGTCATCGGCATTTCCTGCCGACCAGAACTGCATAATCGTATCTCCTTCTTCTGGCTCCATGTCAACCATAAACCCTGGGGATGAATTGCTTCCGCCTTTATAATCAAATACTTCAAATCGGGGATTTCTCCAAGTCGCCTCTCCTTGAAACAATCCCCCACCCTCTGCAAAATCATGTGGTCTTAAACTTGCTCCTTTCTCTTCCTTTGTTGCCATATTTACTTCCTCCTTTTGATTGATTAATTGTGAATAACTCAATCCAACTTTTCCACATACATCACATTCTGCTCTCCACTTCCTCCTTTCTGGTTGCCTCCTCCACATTCGTAATTGCCAAATGCGTCCATGACATTCCCATTCCATGAAACCTTTATCACATCTAAATGTTGACTGCACTACTTCACTTTTTCCAAAACATAGTACGGAAAAGTATATCCGGTGGGGTCCACTTTGGACTTTATTGGTCTAAATCTGAGTTCAAATCCATATTTCCCATTCTTCCCAATAACCACCCCAATTCTCCCCACGGCGGAATCCATATCACTAACCCAAGAATCACTCCACCCCGCCTCCAAATCTTCGGCTTTGCGTTTGACTTTTACCTTATCCCCAACATTTATCCCACACTTCTTGTATCCATCTAAATACGATACTTTTTTCATTTGTTTTCACCTCCTTTCCACAACCGCACAATCTCCATTACAACTAACCTCAGTTGTAGGCTTAAACTGGTTGTATTACAACCACGCTACAACTGCTTTACAACACTTTACTCTTTTTGGGTCATCCCCTATCACAACTACAACCACCCCCTAAGAAGGGGGGGGGGTGGTTGTTAAACGTTGTGATTTGGGGGCTTTTGACCAAATTTCATTTTCTAATATCATTTTTACGCCTTACATTCACTTTCTACAACTACCAAACCCAAACTTTTTAACTTATTCACCCGTTTTGAGATGGCTTGTTGAGAAATACCGAAAATCTCGGCTATTTCAGTTTGAGTCATTCCATTTTTGATATATTCGATAGTTTGTAGAAGTTCTTCATCGGGAGTAGCCGTATCCAGTTTTCCATCATCCCTTAAAGTAAGGTAAAGAGGATGTTCAATTATGGGAGTGTCAAACCGATGTTTGCCCCCAATTCCCAATCTCCTTACCTTGCTTCGAGTGTGGATAGGGCTAATTTCCTTTTCACTTCCGAACTCTTCTACACATCCATACATTAGAATCTGATCACACAAGTCAGTCAGCGACGTACTCCCCCTAAAATCTCCTCCCTTATTCTCATTGTGAATAAGGACAATGGTGGAGTCATTACCTCTGATGAACTTTAATCTCTCCATAAGGGATGAAATATCTTGCGAACTGTTCTCGTCAAGGTGGTGGGCACTTCTTAAACTATCCACGATGAGTAACCCAGGCTCGAATGCTTTATAAATTTCCCAATTGATGGTATCGAGTCGGTAGGGCGGAGGATTATTATCAAGATGCCATACTTTCAAGTTGGATGATCCCCCTATCTTCTTCACTCTATCCACGACAATGCTCAATGGGTTCTCAAAATCGATGTAGGTCACAGGCATTTGCTCCACATCAAGTCCGAATATCCCCTCTCCATTTGCTACGGCAGTCGCAATTTGAAGCATCAATAAACTCTTCCCCACTCCCCCTTCGGAATAAATCATGGTATTGGCATGTTTAGGGATAACGCTATCCAGTACCCATTCAATATTGATGTCGAAGGTTGAAAGTTTTTTGGATGTAGGTAAGTATAGCTCATCCACATCCTTCTTGGTGAATATTCGTTTCTTCTGCACCACATGGCCCCCTACCAATAAATAATACCTATTAAGTAGTGTCTATTTGATGAAGCAGATTACATCCTCCCAATAAATTATCCTATCATCATCCCAATCACGTACATCACCAGAGTATTCGGAAAGGGCAGTTAACTGCCCTGACGACACAACTCTGGATTTAGTTGGAAAGATGGGGGGATGATCTGGGTCGTTTAAGGCAACGGCAAAATAATAAGATTCCCATGCGAGTTTTTTGGACTTGCGGAGATAATCAGCTTGAACGATGCGGGAGAGCGTTACCCAATGATTCTTTGCTCTAATCTTCGTCTCACCTGTCCTGCGAAAGAAACTCTTCCTCTCGACAATTT